AAGGTAACTGGCTTACTAGGGCCTTATCTTGATGTTGAAACTATGGTTGGCTAATGCCTATTTCAACAGATGTTAGAGGCGCTATTAAAACTGCTCTATCAACAGTAGCAGCCAATATTTATGACTCAGTTCCAGAAGCGCCAATTGTCCCTGCAATTGTCATCATTCCAGACTCGCCCTATATGGAGCTTGAGGTCTTGGGCAAAGTCACAACTAGAGTCAAATTGAATTACACCATCACCGCTTGCGTTGCTTACTTTTCCAACGCAGCAGCTCTTGATAATTTAGAGCAATTAGTAATGAGTATTCTTGGAAAGTTAAATGCTTCCAAGTATGAGTTATCGACAGTCGAAAGACCATCAGTAACTGAAGTAGGAACTACTACCCTGCTAGTTTCAGATATACGCTTGAGCGTCCGCTACGAGCAAACCGCATAGGAGATACAAATGCCAACCACAGTAATAACTGGGCGCGATGTGAGTTTTACCATTGGGGGTAATAACTTTGACGCTCAAACAACTTCAGCCGTTCTAAGTTGCGACACAATTATCGAGACTTATCAAACTCTTGATGGTCGCGCTTATAAGTCTGTAGATAAGCAATGGACTTTCACAATTGAACTATTGCAGGATTGGGGAGCGACTGGCTCTCTATTTGAAATTATTTGGGGCGTTGCAGAATCAGCACCAAATACGACAATTTCAACAGTATTCACAGCTGCATCAGGCGCAACTTTTACATTTAATGTTTTGCCAATTTTCCCAACTGCTGGTGGAGCTGCCCCTGGAGCACTCACCGACACTTGGACAATGACAGTTGTTGGACAACCAGCGGAGTCCTTTACCTAAGAGATCGGAGCATCGGGAGCTATGAAAATATCAATCACAATTAAATACAGCTCAGGCGAATCAGTTACTTATCAGGCTGGCTTGCCAGAATGGGCTAAGTGGGAACGCAAAACTGGTAAGTCGATTTATTCGATGAAGGATATTTCGGCTTATCAGCAAGCGGACTTCTTAGATCTTGCTTACTTTGCGTATAAGCGCGAAGCAGCAGGGAAGCCAACCAAGTCCCAAGAGATTTGGGAGCTGACAGTTGAGGAAATGACGATTGGAGATGAAAGCCCAAAAGTTACGACCCCGGAAGCATCAACCGACTAATAATCGAGATTGCTATCGCAACTGGGATTCCAATGCCTTACTGGACAGATATAGACCAAGTATTAACGGCCATAGATATATTAAAGGAGCGTAGCGGTGGCAGATGAGTTACCAATCAGCTATGACAAGCGCGAGCTCCGCTCAATCATTACCGCTTTCAAAGCGATGGATGATGAAGCCGTTAGCCAAGCTAAACAAGAATCTAGCGCGCTGGCTACTTATGCAGCAAATGAAATCAAAGCCTATGCGCTCACAAGGACTTTTGGTCAAGAAGCAGTTAGAAGAATTGCAACAGGGGTTAAAGTCTCGGCCAGTTCCAAAATCGGAGAGTTCTCTTACGGCTTTGCAAGTCAGCGCTTTTCTGGTGGCGGTAGCACACAAAAACTCTGGGCAGGTTATGAATTTGGATCTAATCGCTTGCGTCAGTTCCCAAGAAGAACACCAACGAAAGGTCGCGGAAACGCTGGCTACTTTATCTACCCAACCCTTCGTAAGATTCAGCCTGAATTGATTAAGAGATGGCAAGAAGCATTTTCGCAGATATTGAAAGAGTGGGATAAGTAATGGCTGGCAGTAGAACACTCAAGCTCTCAATTCTTGCCGATGTAGATAATCTCAAGAAAAATCTTGATACTGGCTCCAAAGAGGTTGAAGGTTTTGGCGGTAAGTTAGAAAAGTTTGGCAAGGTTGCAGCAGCCGCATTCGCAGCAGCAGCTGCAGCAGCAGCGGCCTATGCAGTTAAGTTAGCCGTTGATGGCGTTAAGGCAGCTATTGAAGATGAGGCAGCCCAAAAGCGCTTAGCAAATGCCTTACAGAATGTCACTGGTGCGACCGAGGCTCAGATTGCAGCAGTAGAGGAGCAGATTCTCAAAACTTCTTTGGCTACTGGCGTTGCTGATGACCAATTGCGTCCAGCGCTTCAGCGCCTAGCAACTGCTACAGGATCAGTAACCGAGTCTCAAGATTTATTGAACCTAGCTTTAGATATTTCAGCTGCTACTGGTAAAAGTGTTGAGGCAGTATCGAATGCTTTAGGTAAAGCTTATGAAGGCAATACTGGCGCTCTTACTCGTTTAGGCGTTGGTTTATCTGCTGCCGAAATAAAGACCTTAGGATTAGAAGGAACAGTTAAACAATTAGCCGATACCTTTGGTGGCGCAGCTACAGTAAAAGCTAATACTTTTGAGGGCAGAATTGCAAGATTAAAAGTCACATTTGATGAAGCGAAGGAAAGTGTCGGAACAGCTTTATTGCCTATCATTGAGAAGCTGCTGACTTTCATAACAGATACTGCCATCCCAGCTTTTGAGCGCTTCAAGAAAAATGCTATCGATCCAGTTATTAAATCGGTCAAAGAAAATGAGGACACTTTTAGGGGATTATACAATTTTGCCAAAGATACTTTAGTTCCATTCTTAGCTGGTGGTTTTGCAGATACTATTAAAATTATTGGCAAAGTTGCTTCTGGAATTGTCAGCGCAGTAGCCTTCGCGTTAAACGCTCTTGAGCCAATCATAAACGCAGCAATAACTGGTATAAATGCCGTTATTCGCGGATTAAATCTAATTAAATCTGGGCCTGATATCAAAACAATACCTAAGGTAGATTTTGATGCAGGAACAAAATCGTCAAACACAGTTGCAGCCGCGTCTTTGCCATCTGGTGTCGTTATAACTCCAAAGGTCACAACTACGCCATCAGTAACAATTACTCCAGTCACACCTGCAAAACCTAAGGTCGTTAGTCCTTCCGTTGCGTCACCATCATTGGTTACTGCCCCATCAACAATAGTTCCAAGCGGTAATGCCATCCCTTCTAGCTTTGATGCAGCAGCTGCTAGACGCGGAGATGAGCGCGGCAATTTCGTTATCAATGTTAATGCGCCAAGCGCAATAGATGAAGAAGGATTTACTCGGGCAGTAGTATTAGCATTAAACACTAGCAACGCTCGTAATGGTGGTGGCGGCGCAATACTTGGCGGTCTAGTAGCGCAATGACCCTTTGGAATCCAGTTTATAGAGTCAAGGTTGATGGCGTCACAGTCACTAGCGCAACCCTTAGCGGCTTAACTATTACCTCTGGTCGCACCGATATTTATCAGCAGCCGATTGCTGGTTACTGCAATCTAAGTCTTATAGAGACAGCTGAAGCTGCAATCCCATATGAGGTAAATGACGCAGTAACAATAGAAGTCCAAGATTCTACTGGCGCTTATGTCAATCTCTTTGGCGGCTTTATTACTGACTTAGGCATTACAGTCCAGACTTCAGGATCAACAGCTACGAGCCAGCAGATTAGAATCGTTGCAGTAGGAGCTTTAGCAAGACTTGCTAGGGCAGTTTATACTGGCAACTTTGCCCATCAATTTGATGGAGACCGCATTGAGGAATTACTTAGCGGCGTATTATTTGACCAATGGAATGAAGTGCCAGCGGCAGAGGCTTGGAACGATTATGACGCAACTACTCAATGGCAGGATGCAGAAAATAGCGGACTAGGTGAGATAGACACTCCTGGCGATTATGAGCTGCACTCTGAGACTGGCCTAAACGACACAGTTTATAATTTAGCTTCTAGGTATGCCACTAGCGGACTGGGTTATTTATATGAAGATGCCCAAGGCCGCATTGGTTACGCCGATTCAACACACCGCAGCCAATACCTTGCTACTAATGGCTATGTTGATCTTGATGGCAATCACGCAATCGGCCCAGCTCTTTCCATAGTCAAGCGCGCTGGAGATGTCCGCAACGCAATTACAGTTGGCTATGGGACTGGCAGCGCATCGGTAACTGATGAGGATGCAGCTTCTATAGCCCTATATGGCCAATTAGCCACCACAATATCGACCACCTTGCGCCATAGTCACGATGCGGCTGACCAAGCAGCCTTCTATCTACTTATCCGCGCTTACCCTCAATTTGCCCTACGCCAGATAACTTTTACTACTGCTAGTCCAGAGATTGATGATGCCGATCGAGATAGCCTTCTAAATGTATTTATGGGTATGCCATTAAATATTACTAATCTGCCAATCAATATGACCAATGGCGAGTTTCAAGGATTTGTTGAGGGTTGGACTTGGACTGCAAGTCTTAACCGCCTAGACCTGACTATGAACCTATCGCCTATAGCTTTCAGCCTTCAAGCCTTCCGTTGGAACTCAGTCCCAGCGGTAGAGAGTTGGAATACAATAAACCCATTACTAGAATGGTATAACGCTACAATTGTGGCATAGGAGACTAAATGGCAACGACTACTAATTATGGCTGGGACACTCCTG